GTGCTGTATAGTTAATATTACCCATTGCTTGACTAGAAATACTAGACATACCACCTGCAAGAGCACTACCACCCATACCGCCTGTTTGTGCAGCTACATTTTGCATTTGTGCTTGTGCTATCTTAGCGGCTCTAATTTGTTCTCGTGTACTACGAACATTTTGAATATCTGCACGTTTTTGTTGTGCTTGATATTCTCTATCAGCAGCAGCTCTACGTTGATAATTAGCTTCTTTTTGTTCCATCACACTCATTACTTGAGATGCAACAAATACAGTTCCGACAATTAAAGCAGACATGTTATTTCCTTATTTAACTTTAGTGCAATTCTATAGTCTACGGTTAGCTCAGTACCTTTGCTTCCACCCATACAACCATCAATATCTTCTAATGCTTTTAACCAAATATTATTAAATTCATCTACAACAAACGTACAATTAGGAACAGCACTATGGTTTGTATATCTACCTGCAGGAGTTCTACAATGCCCTATACGTGCTTTAGCAATTAAATCATCTTTATATATTGGTGTTGTAGTAAACAATCCTTTACCATGTATAGGAGAATCTGTAACTCTTAATGTATTAGGAGTGTCAAAATCTACTATATCAAGTGAACTTTGAACCTCTTGTTGTACTTGTTCTTCAGTCATACCTATGTCTTCAAGAAGCATTTGATAATCATCGTTATCATTTTGTGCTTCTATTTTAGCAAATGCAAGCTGTGCTAATTGATGTTCCTTACCTGCTTCTGAGTTTTCTAACAACATCTCTTCAAGTTTATCTATGTCTGTCTCTTCAGTAGCATATATGTTCTGCCATACTACGTCTTCTAATACCAATCCTACTTTACGTCCAGACTTACCTACAAAAAATAGTGGTGCTTCTAATATTGATGTTGTACCATTCTCATTAAACATCATCACTTTACCTTTTAGTAAAATGTTTGTATGTTCATATTTCTGTAGTTTACCTACTGCCATTGTTCCTGCAGACATATGTAATTCACGAATATAAATACCCGGTCCAAACCTATGTACTACAGGACAACTAGCTTGTGGTTCTTTTAATAAAGCGGTCTCCACTGTTACAGGAGACAAGTCTTTAAATGGAAGTGTAGTTACATCAAACATTAGTATTTCCTATGAATGTACCACTCCATCCTACAAGCTGCATATCTTTACCTTCTTCACTTCTAAATTTAAATTGTACAGCCTTGCCTCTACCTCTAATTTTATTCTTAGTAATTATAAGTCTATATCCATCATCAAACTCTGTATTAGGAGAAGCTAAGAATGGTCTTAAATGACGATATACTTGTACCTCATCTGCCCATTTACCTGCTGTGGCACTCTCAGTAAAATCCCATCTACTTTGCATATAACAACTACTCTCATTAATAGGATTAGTATTACCATCAAATGCTGTTTCTGTCTTCTTTAAAAACACAGTAAGATATTGACTTGTTTTGTCTCTAGCAGGACCTACATCAGCTAAGTTATATCCTGTTATAATATACGCTGTTTCTTCTATGGCATCATCAAAATGGCCAGAAATAGCATCAGAATTACTATAAAAGTCAAAGAATTTAGTATCAGCATTACGAGTATTCTCAAAGTCTGCAAATGAATGTACTAAAGGACCTGCTTCATCACCATTGTTAAATGTGCATAATACTTTAAATATTTGCTTTTGGCTCTTAACTGCATTAACTGCAACTTCTACTTTTAATCCGTGAGCGTATACAATGTCTGTACCTGCTATAATGTTTTCACTTATTTCAGTAGCTCTAAGAGACTCTGTACTCATAGCAATTTCAATAGGAATACCATTAGCTGTGTCATCTATTTTATGCCAATAGAATACATCTAGTTTTAAATCTAATACTAATACAGCATTCTTAGCAAATATATTGTCTTCATCATTAGCTTTATTTTCATTAGAGTAAAGCCAATAAATGAGTTTTTCACTTCCGTTATATGCACCAGTTACATATCGCTTATTTAATGTTGGAATATTTTTATAGAACGTTTTAATTCTACCATCACTTAAATTCTCTGCAGAAAATTCAGCAGCACTAAGCCCCGGCTTTAATGCGTAAATACCAGAGTTACTCCAGTATACTAAAATGCTTTCAGCAACTACTACAGAAGCTTGTGAAAGACACCCTACATTAGTTACTTTCTCAACTGAGTAAGATGCAGCACTAAATCCAGTATCAATACCACTAACAAACCAAACACCATTAGTAGCCAATACTGCAACGCCACGACCAATAGGCACAAGCTTGACAATATTACTGGCTTCAGGGATAACAATTACACCTCCATCATCATCTTCTAAGTCACTAATAACTTCTGATGTTGGGTCATTTGTTTGATAGCAATTACCTACTTTATCAGGAGTAGTTACTACTTGAGAGTAATATACCTTACCTGTATCTTTAGAATTATTTACACCTGCATACCACACACGACCTGCAAAGAATGCACAAACACTTGGTCTATACTCTGTACTATCTGTGTATGTAACTCCACCTGCTGTTCTTTGTTGATTAAATGCATTAAGAATAAAACGTCCTTTAGGTGCTTCACTAGTACCAAAATCTTGTTTATTTAAGAATGCTGCACTAAAGTCATCATTAGTGTCTTTACCAAATCGCCATTGTTTTGTATTAGAAGGAAGCTTACTAGAATTAGCAGACTTATATGCATTAATCTTTGTATCATCCCAACCATGATTGTATAAGTTATACAAAGCTTTTTCATAGAATCCTAATGCTGCCCATTCTGTTTGTGTTTTTTCAACATCAACTGCTACAGGACTAGCAAACTCATCAAAGTCACGAATACTTACAGTAATAGCTTCTGCTGTTACTGTATTTGTTGTAGCATCATACGTTACTAATATTGGATTAGTAAACTGAGAAGTAATAATAAGTTTACCAAATGTAGATGCATAACTAGCTACAGACTTACGTATATTAGCTGTAGTGCTACCACTAGTAGCAAAATCAGTTAAATCAATACGATTAGATATGTGTGATGCAGATGTATTAATGTTCTCTGTAGACGAGTTAGTAAAATAAATTAGTTCGCCTATTTGATAAGCAATAAAGTTAATATTACCATTACCATTTACAGCAGTCCAATTACCTGTACTATATGCTGTAGTAGACATAAAATCTACATTAGTATATTGAGGACCATATGTAGGTAAATCAATATAACTATTAGTTGCAGGATAATCTAAGCCATTACGTCTTTGTAGAATGCCACTTGGATTAGGGACAACATTAACACCTTCTATCCAACTATTTTCAGGCGTAACAAAGAATCCACCTTCAGTGTTAAGTCCTGCTACAAAACTAAAGAAATCCTTTACTGCACCTTTAGCAGACATTATAGCTCCACAGGAATATTACGACGATTAGCTATAGCAAGAATTCTATCTTTACGTGTAAACAATCCTTTCAATTCCTCTGGCACTTGACCTGCAAAAGAATAACGAACAGAGAACAATCCATTAGGATTCATCTCAATTAAAAGCTTATTGACAATACCTTGTTCTTTCTGTTCTTCTTTACGCTCTTTAGCTGCTTCTATTTTCTCTGCTTTCTTTTGTACAATCTCATCAAGAGTCTTTGGTTTTTTAGCGACGACCATAGTTTACCTTCCTATTGAATTTGATACTACCTTCAGAATTACGCCATGCTTCATTACGCATTGCCATTCTTCCACGTTGTGCTTTACGTTCTTCTCTATTATTAGATTGTTGTTTTAAGTTTACAAACGCTTGGCTTTTAGATTCAGCCAATAATGTTGGAAAGAACTTCTCAGGAAGAGCAGGAATAAAACTATCTGTATGTGTCCAAGATGGTTCTATTGCTGCATACGCTTTACTGTTACTAGCTTGGAGAGTGCTTTCCTCAGCATTATTAAATCCATCAAATACAATAAATGTGTCGTCAAAAGAAGTCCAGTACACAGGGTCAGCATTAATAACATAGCCATTTGCATTTATAACTCCTGTCTGTTCTGATCTGTTATCTATCATATTCATGAATGATTCTGGGTCCATGTATGTGATAGTTTTCTTATTGTATTTAATCCATTTAACTTTTTTCCATGTATCAGGCATTTTCATCTTAGTAGGATTATTAACATCTCCTAATGCCTGTAAGCTACCTGTATTAAACAAAAATGGCCAATCACGTTGGCTCATAAGTTCATAGAATGCTTCTTTTACTATATCTGCTACTTGAATAGATTCAACTGTTTCATCAATACTATCTACAGGATCACTATCCATTGCAGATAGAATACTTTGAGTCATTTCAAGCAAAGTCATCTTTGCCATATTATGCTCCTGCTACAATAGCGTTTAAATTTAATCCATATACATTAATTGTGTCTGTTGCAGAAATCTTTGCATATATTTCTACATAATCATTTTGTGCCATTTCTACAATGGTCATACCAGACATATTTATTTTTGTGCTGCTTGATGTTGTAGACACTGTTCTACCATTTGCAATTTCACCATTCTTATATACAGCAATAGTAACGTCTTTAGCAGAACTACCAATGTTTAAAGAAAGATTATAATTAACTGCCATACTAACAGTTTCATCACCTGTGTATGTAAGTCTAGCATTAGTACCTTCAGTAAATAATGCAGGGCTTCCTTGACCTACTGTTGTAGGAGCAAGTTTTTGATATGAGGTTGTTGCTGAGAGTGTATAAGGGGCTGCTAATGTTGCGTCAAAAAAATCTGTTTGACCATGTGGAGCAGGAAGAAATACAAAGTTACCTGTACCATCAATACTTAAGAATGTACCTACTGTACCATTACCAGTAATACCTGCTAAACTAGAAGGAGAAAGCTTTTTCCACGTACCACTGCCAGTTCCATTTGATACATAAACTTTATCTGCTAATGCACTAGCCACACCTTTAGGTTCATGTATGTAAGGATCAGCGATAACTTCGTGATTAATATTTGCCATTCATTTCCCCAATAAAAAGGAGAGGGCATTAGCCCTCCCCTCTAGCTTACAATTACAGATAAGTTACCATCAATGATGCGCTACCTGCAGTCCAATCGGTTTGAGCAGAAGCCAAATCAATTGTATCAGCAGCAGCATAGAGTTTAATCTCAGCAGCACCAGTATCAGTAGCACCGAAAGCATAAACACCATCATTGTTAATTACTGCACCTGCTACCAAAGTAGTAGTGTCAGCAGCAGTTGCTGTGATAAAACCATCAGCATCGCTACCATCACCTACAGTGATAGTGTTAGTACCGCTTGAAGTAAAAGCTGTATCAACTACTAAACGTACATCAAGGATACGTGAACCTGCAGGAACAGGAATATTAATTGTAGAACCTGCGTTCAAGTCTTTCCATGAGAACGTAACTGCAGCAGCTTTAGAGCTTTGCTTGTCTTCACATGTAGAATTACCAGTGAGTTCTGGAGTATTAGGACCAAAGCCAACGATTAGACCATCAGCGTTTGTCCAAGTAGATTTACGAGTCATTTCTATTTTCCTTTACTGATTAGATGGTTGATTTAGAGATAACACTAACCAAGCATTCTGGACGATAGAGTTTCAGACCAAAACGTGCATTCATAACATATTCGTCACGACGCAAATCTTTGTTACGCTCATATTCAACACGTGGCATTTGACGATAAGCACCTACGAATGGAGTTAAGTCACCGCCTACAGACATAAAGATGTTAGTAACTGGTGAGCTAGGAGTGCTTACGCCATCAATAGCTGAGTCAGTTGG